CGGATGCAGGACAACGGGGACCCTGGCTTCGCCTACGAGGAGCCGCTGCTCTGGGTCAGCCCCGTCGTCTCGGTCAACACGCAGATCAACGCCTACGGGATCTTCCGCCCGACTGCGCTCTCGGCGGACACTGACGATCCGCAGAACCCTACGAACGGCGGGCTCGCCCCCGAGTTCCACAACGCGATCCTCGCGTACACGCTCTGGAAGGCGGGTGAGTACACGCAGCATGAAGGCTCCGGCCAGGGCGAGAAGTGGCGGCAGCAGTACGAGGGGCAGGACGGAAGCGAGGGTCAGATCGCCTGGATCAAGCGCATCCTCGCCAAGCGCGTGACCCCGCAGATGTCGCGCCGCCGAGATCTCGAATCGAACATCGGCGTGCTCTCGCAGTCCGGCGACTACATCGGGGCTCGTTGACCGTCCCCACTTCCATCCTCGGCCAGCCTCGGGGCATGGCCCGCGACCACGCGATCGACCAGATGCCTGCGGGCTTCGTCTGGGATCTCGCCGACTACCTCCCTGACCGGCGGGGAGCGAAGCTCGAATCGCGAGGGGCGTGGTCGTACTTCACGACGAGCGACTTCGTTGGCTCCCCCTGGGGTGGCAAGCACGCCGCTTTTCGCGCCGGGACGAAGCTCCTGGTCGCGGGCACGGGCGGGAACCTGTACGACATCTCAAGCGCAGGCGTGGTCACGCTCGTCGGGACGCTCTTCTCCTCCGGGCTGCATAACGGAGTGCTGCTGCGGAATCGCGTCTACTTCGCTTCCGCCGCCGGAGATCAGGTGCCGAAGGTCGTGACCTTCTCGGGGTCGCCCGCCGTGCTCGCCATCGGGACCTGCAACGCGAACGCCCCGCACGCGAGCCTGCTCGGCGTCTACAAGGAACGCCTCGTCGCCGCCGGGGTCTACTCCTCGGGAGGAATCGTGGACGGGACGAACATCCCGGTCGATCCCTCCTACCTCTTCTTCTCCCCCACCGAGGCGCAGGGGACTTCCCCGAACGTGGGGCCGCTCTCGGCCTGGGACAACAAGAGCTTCATCGGGACGACCCGGGCCATCACCGCGCTCTGGCCGATGACGGCGCAGATTCTCGTCTTCCACGACGGCTCCATCGAGCGCATCAAGGGGTCGATCCCGCCCGCCGCAAACCTGAACACGGACATGTACGTGGACACCTTCTCCGAGCAGATCGGCTGCTCCGATCCGGCCTCGGTCGTCGCGTGGCAGGAGAACGTCTGCTTCGCGAACCCGCACGGTGTCTACCTGACGGACGGCGCGACGATCCGCTCCCTCACCGACCAGGGCGGGATCGGGGATCTCTGGACGGCGATCTACGCGCTCAAGAAGGCAGGGTCACAGATCCACGCGACCGTCTTCCTCGATCGGCTCTTCGTCACTGTGCTCACGACCTGGAACGCGAACACGCCGGACGAGCAGCGTCCGATGACGCTCGTATGCGACCTCACGTCGCGGACCTGGATGCGGCTCAAGAACGTGAACGCGACCTGCTACATCGACACCGAGATCGGCCCCGAGGAGGCGTACTGGGGCGTGGACTCCTCTGTCGCGGGGCTCGGGCTGAACCGGATCGCCAAGCTCTCCTCGCTCTACTTCGGCCCCATCGAGTTCGACCCGGACTCGGGAACGCCGACTGCTCCCGACGCCGTGGACGGGAACGGCCTGCCGGTGCTCCCGCATCTCAGGACGGGCTGGACGCGGCTCGGGCAGGAGGGCGTCAAGCGCGTACGTCACGTCTACGTCTCGCACATGACGCAGGCGAACCCGACCGACAGGGCAGACGTGCTGCAAGTCTCGGCCCGCTACTCGCCCTACCCGCATCTCGATCCCATCGCGATCGGGAAGATCCCGGCCTATCCGCGCTACCGGCGTAACCGGCTGCGACTGGACAAGCGTTCCTACGGGGTGCAGATCGACGTGCAGGCTGCGCTCCCCGCCTACCTCTCGCGCCTGTACGACATCGCCATCGACTCCTGGCCGCAAGATCGAGGGAAGCTGTGAGCACACGAAGCGACGGCCAGCCTGCGGTTTTCGCGGGCGACCCGACGACCGGGCGTCTCACCGAGGACGAACAGAAGCTCGTCGCCAAGCTCCTCTCCGACCCGACCTACTTCCCGGTCGAGTACAAGTCCTGGCTCAAGAACTTCATCGAGGGCTCGGGCATCACGCTTCCCCAGTCCTCGATCGTGGGCGGCGGTGTCGGCCCGAGGACGCAGCTTCCCCCGGGGCTCATCATGCCGGTGGCGGCGAACGCGCTCCCGCCCGACGTTCTTCTGTGCGACGGGGCGTCCTACCTCCGCGCCGACTACCTCGCGCTCTTCAACGCCATCGGGACGACCTGGGGCTCGGTGGACGGGACGCACTTCAACGTCCCCGATCTCAGGGACCGGGCGCTCTACGGGCAGGGCGCGAAGGTGGGGCTGGGGCAGCACGACGGCGAAGCCTTCGGCTCACGCGGAGGCCCGTTCCACAAGCACTCCTTCAACCAGACCTCGGGAGCGGCGGGTGGTCACTCACACTCCGTCTCCGTTTCGGGATCGACCTCGGGCGTCGGGGGGCATACGCATCCTTCGACGGGCGGGGCGTTCGCGGTCGGCACCTTTGCGACCGCCGCTCTCGGTTCAGGCGGCACGACTCGCTACATCGTCGGCAACTTCGTGAACGACACCGGATCGGGCGGCGACCACAGCCACTCCTTCTCCGGCTCGGGTAGCGCCAGCTCGGTAGGAGATCACACGCACAACGTCAACGGGGACACATCTGGGGGGTACGGATACGATCACCCCTCCTGGGCGGGGGTGTTCCTGGGAATAACGACCGGGGCATGACCTAAGCTCCCGACGATGGCCGTCTCGCTGACACGACCGCCCGCCCCGCGTGTCACGGCCTACGGTCCTTACGGAGCTTCCAGGGTGGCTGCGCCTTACCGCCCGACCGCGCAGGGGTACGCCTATCGTCCTCCGAGGCAGACGCCCTTCCAGGCGGCTTCTCAGGAGCACGGCGCGGCAGGGTACGGCAACTACGGCAACTACCCCAACGTGTCGGGGCTTACCGCGCTCGCGGGGCAGGTCGGACAGGGGTTGCCGGGGGTAGGCGTGTCCGGGGTGTCGGCCCCCGGAGCGGGGCCGGGGATGAACCTGGGAGGGATCGACTACTCCGCGCTCATCGGTGGTGACTACGGGGTGCAGGAGGCCGAGTCGATGATGGCCTCACGCATGGGGCGAGCCCGAGGCGACTTCCAGTCCCAGCTCCGACAGATGCTCGTTGACCTCGGAGTGACGGACAAGTCGAAGCTCGGGAGCCTGGGGCAGTACATCGACCAGGACACGATCGCGAACGCCGCCGCGAACAAGTACTCGAAGATGGCACAGGTCAGCCAGCAGGAGACACAGGCGAACGCGCAGAACCAGGCCGCGCTCGCCGCTCGCGGGATCTTGACCTCGGGGCAGATGACGAGCGACCTGGAGAACGTGACCGCCCAGGCCGAGAACGCTCGTTACCAGGGGCTCCGCGACTTCCTCTCGGGCGGTGCTCAGGGGCTCACCCAGCTCGCCGACCTCCAGGATCAGCTCGCCTCGGGCGTCGCGCAGGCCCGTGCCGCTGCCGCCGATCGAGCGGCCCAGGAGTACTACTGGCAGAACATGATGGGCGGGGGCGGCGGCGGCTACGGCGTAGATCCTTACGGCACGGGGGCGGTGAGTCGGGCGCTCTCCCAGATCAACGGCCCCGCGATTCAGCAGGCGCTCAGCAACTACTTCCACCCGAATCCTGTAAGGCGTCCCGCCGCGCCGAACATCCGCGACCGCCTGAACGAGATCGGTTCCTGGACATAGCCGGTGCCAGTCCCGCGCCCGGTAGTCACACGCCAGGGGCCATACGGAGCCTCTCGCGTTCGTCCGCCCTACTACCCGACCGCCCAGGGCTACGCCTACCGAGCCCCACCGAGGGCTCCTGCTCCTCGCGCTCCTCGCCGAGGCCCGATCAGTAACCCCTTCTCGATCTACGCCCAGTTCGGGATGGAGACGCCCGAGCAGATCCAGCGGCGTGCAAACCAGATGGTCGCGCAGCAGATGATGGCGCAGCAGACGCTCATCCGAGGCGACTACGAGGACCGGATGCGGCAGGCGATGGCGCAGCAGCTCGCCTCCGAGCAGGCCGGTCGTGCTGCTGCCGCGATGAACGCGCAGCTCATGGGGCTCGTCGGCTCCGGCTACTCGGGAGCTGCGGACGAAGTGCGGGCATTGGGTGGCTCGCTCGGTGCTGCGATCGGAGGGGCGAACGCCGCCGATGTCGCTGCCGCAGGCGCAACGGCTGGCAACGTGGGTGCTCCGGCACCCAGCGTCGGGGGTGGTAGCCCGATTGCCGGTCCCTCTCAGCAAGGCGTCGAGGTCTTTCGTGGAGCCACCCTGCCCGCCGAAGCTCTCGGGACTGCGGGCACGTCGGCGCAAGTGGGGCTCGGGGGACTGATCTCAGCCCAGAACCTTCGCGCCACGCAAGAGGCTCAGGCCGCGTACATGCAGGCGCTCGGCGAGGCGAACCAGGCCCGCACGACCTCGATCAGGGATCTCATCTCGCAGCGCCCGACGGCCTACTCGTCCATCTACGACAAGCTGATGAGCGCGAATCAGAACATGGCGCAGCTCTACCAGCAAGCGCAGTATCGAAATGCACAGATCGCAAACGCCCGAGCGCAGATCCGGCAGCGATACATCATCGCCCGCTCGCAGGCGCAGACCGCCGCCCAGAAGCTCCAGGTCGATCGCTGGTACAAGCAGCAGGAGGCTTCGCTCCGCTCCCAGCAGATCGGGATTGGTCAGTACAACGCCCAGACCGGCAGGATGCGAGCGAACCCGCAGGCACGGCTCGGGGCGTACAACGCCCAGACCGGCAGGATGCGGGCGCAGACCTCGGCACGCTCGGCGGCGTCGAGGACGGCAGGCCCAGCCCCGGCGAACGGCCGCGACCCGACCTACGCCGGTCGCTCGATGCAGGCGATCGTCGGCAACGTTGCCGCCGACTACTCGAAGCGATACCCGAACATCCGCTACGACCCCGAGACGGCGTTCGCGTGGGCGTGGCCGAGGATCAGGGGCTACTTCCCGAAGTCGATGAGGTCGCAGGCGCAGAAGTACCTGCGGGCTCGGCTCAAGGCGCTCAAGCCGAAGTCGGGCTCGACTACAACCGTCGTGGGCGGGACCGGCTGGAAGAGTCCCGGCGGGGGCTAATCCATGTTTGGCATCGGGCTGCCCTCGACGCCAGGGACGCGCTTCGTCGGGCGGCTGATCCACGGCGCTCCTCCGAAGCCGCCCCCGAGGCCGAAGCCACCGCCGCTCGCGAAAGGCTCCGCGAAGTACGGGGCTCCCTACCGAGCCGGGTACAAGCCGTCGAAGCCGCCCAGGCCACCGAAGCCGATGACCGGCCAGCAGAAGGCCGACTTCATGCAGCGCACCTACCAGCAGGCGCAGGCACGGCAGGCTGCGCTCGACCGTGCCATGCCTCCGCGCAAGCACGGGCTCATGGGGATGGTGCAGGACGTGACGACGGGGCGGGGGCTGCTCGGGCTCGCGACGACGGGAGGGCCGGTCGCCCTTCTCGCTCGACCGGCAGCTCGGACCGCACTCTTCCACGGGCACATCGGCAAGGCGTTCGAGAACGCGGTCAGGATCGGTCGCTACCAGCCGACCGGCCCGACGAGGCTGACCGGCAAGAGGCAGGAAGCGTCCGTGTTCGGGATTCCTCTCTCCGGCCACTTCCACGACATCGCAGCGGTGGCCGGGAACGCCTTGAACGACATCAACCAGATGCCGTCCGGCTTCGTGGACATGGCGCACGTCCTCGGGAACTCGATGATCTACGACGCGACCCATCCTCCGAAGGGGAAGCCGGGGCTCGGGCACGCAGCCTGGTTTGCGAAGGACTCGCAGACCTCCAAGACGTTCCAGCAGCTCGGACTGGGAACGGCCAAGCAGTTCCGGGACATGGCCGTCCATCCC